ATCATCAAAAAAAATTTCCCGCTTCGCGGGATTGCCCCACAATGCCAAAAATCACCCTAAAATTTTCTCGGGGGCGAACGTAAGCGACTACCATCTTTAAGCAGCTTTCTGGGTGGAAGACGAACCCCCCTCCTAAACAACCCCAACAAACCCATTCAGCGCCATAGCTTACCCGCTTTAGGTAGCTTTCCCAAACCCATGACATTCTCTACTACCCCAATAAACATTACCGTACATGGGTCCAGTAAACCTCACCGCCAATAGCCTAAACATTACCGCCACTACAAATAGCACCAACTCCGGTCCCTCAAAAAGATAACCACAACAAAGCGACCCCCTGACCGGGGGTCTTCCGCGAAGGTAGGCGGCTCCCCGGCCCACTGGAAAGGTTTTCGCTATGGAGACTCCCTGCCTGTGGGCACCCACCAACACCGGCTCCAGAGCGTCCGCCCTAAAAGGGCATCCCCTCTTTCGCGAGGGGGGGCATGTAATGCCTGGGGGGAGGTAAAAAAACGCACGCCTGTTTTTTCGAAACGCTTTGGTGAACTTAAAATTAATCCTACACTTGACCAAGCTTGCTTTCCATGCAGCGGTTATCTTAAAAGGTTACAACTTTACATTTCGTTGACACATTGTAACCTTCCTGTAACCTTCGATAATCCAGTTAGTTTCGTAATTAACTCTAAAAAGGTTACAAGTTACAGAGATTTCCCGTTACGCGTATAAGAAAACACTAATTAAAAAATTATTTTACCCCCGTATACTTTTCTTCTTACTACGCGTTTTCCTATATATAGGTATCTGGGATTTTCTGTAACTTGTAACTTTTGCCCTAAACTTCTCTCCATAAGCTAGGTTTAAACTAAATACCTTATAGGTTACAAACTAGGTTACAGCAGGTTACAAGCAGTCAATTCCGTGTAAAGTCTAGAAAGTGCATTAGGTACTGCTTGGTAACAAACATAACCAAACTTTAAAACATTACCCTCGTTGACCCCTTGACAGTCCTTTTTTTCATGTCCTACAACTTGACTACCACGAACAGTCCTTNCACCCCAGGAGAGAACCAATGTTAAACAACCAAGAGAAAGTTTTCACAATCAAGGAAATCGCCCACAAGCTTCGTGTTTGCGTCAACACCGTTCGTTCTATGATCCGCAAGGGAACCCCTCCCCGCCATGAAGGTCGGGCACCAGTGGCGAATCTCCGAAACCGACCTCACCACCTACCTAAACCAAAGGCGAAACAGCAACAGAGAAAGGGCATCCTTCAAAAATGCGCCTCGCGTGAAATTAATGGCTGGATCTAACAACACCAAACAGGATATCTTCGGGGGCGATTCCGATACTGATGACCTCTTTGCGTAGTTTCTTGCCTAGGATCCCCCATGCCCCAACTCATGCTCCCACACGCTAACGCGCAAGAAATCATTGCAACACTCCAGGGACTCTTCGAGCCAGGACAGGTCGTTGAACTGCGCGTAATCTCCCCACCACGATACGGCAGCAAGCCGCTCGTGCAATCCGGCTACTTCAACGACTTTGATGCCCTCGCGTTTACCGCAGCGGCAGCCTCCGACAATGGTGCGACAGGGGTGTACATCACCCCAAATAAAATCAATCCCGCACTCTTCTCCCGTAGCCCGAATAAGCTAACTTCGGGCCTCCCCTCCACAACCGATGCAGACGTAATTGAACACACCTACCTGCTCATCGACGTGGACCCCGTTAGACCCTCACACATATCCGCGAGCCTGGAGGAAAAGCGGTTAGCTTTCAAGGTGGTCCGCACGATCCTCGAAAGCCTCACTGCCGAGGGGTGGCCCGCACCCATCGTAGGAGNCTCCGGTAACGGTGCCCACCTCCTCTACAAAATCCAACTCCCGCCCCATCACACCCTCATCCGCCGTTTTTACGCGGCCTTGAGCCTCTTTTTCGACATTGAGGGGGTGACGATTGACCAAAAAGTCTTTAACCCTTCCCGCATTTGGAAACTCTATGGCACCGCAGCCCGTAAAGGGGGCCATACCAAGGAAAGGCCCCATAGGAAGGCCCGTTTATTAAATGTTCCAGAAACACTCAAAAAGGTGCCACGGGGTAAACTGGAGTCCTTTGCGAAGCGGGCACCATTAGAGGCGTCTAGCGGTTTTAACTCTGAAAGGGCGCGTAGGTTGGATATGTGGTTACACGCCCACTTCAAAGACGGTGACAGTCCGGTTGAAATGAAATGGGGTGACAAGGGGCGCAAGTTTGTTTTCGGTGTTTGCCCTTTTAATTCCGAGCACACCGACACTTCCGCCTACATCGTCCAAACTAACGCTGGGGAAATCTACGCGGGCTGCCAACATCAAGGCTGTGCCGGTTCTGGCCGCAAGGGTTGGAAGGAGTTCCAACGGAAATTCGGTCAGTATGCAAGTGCCCGCAGTACGGGGACAGGCGGATCTTCGCAGCGACAGCCCTCCAGCGGGGACACACCGGGATTAACTGACCTCGGGAATGCGAAACGTTTGATCACAGGTTTTGGTACAAATTTAAAGTTCATCGGAAGCTGGAAAAAATGGCTGTATTACACGGGGAAACGGTGGGAGTCCGATGAAACAGGGCGCGTTATGCGCCTTGCGGAACAATCTGTGGCGGCAATTTTTGCAGAGGCAACAGCAGAAAGCGATCAAGAGAAGGCTTCAAAGCTTTTCAAACATGCGGTCAAATCTGAATCCTCCAGTGCTTTGCACTCTATGGTGAACCTAGCGGCATACGAAGACGGAGTCTCCGTTACGGTCGGACAACTAGATAAAGATCCTTGGAAGCTAAATGTTTCTAACGGAACGGTCGATCTAAAAACTGGGCAGTTGTTACCCCATTCCCGACAACACCTGCTCACCAAAATGTGCCCCGTAGAATATGACCCCAACGCTGAATGTCCCACCTGGGACAACTTTCTGCACGAGATTTTAGATGGAAGACTGGACCTCATTTCTTTTCTGTATCGTTACCTTGGCTATTCTCTTACAGGTCTTGTTAGTGAACAAAAATTGATTTTCATGTAAGGCACCGGAGCAAACGGTAAATCAACTTTCCTGAACACTATCCAGCACCTCATGGGGGGATACGCAAAACAAGCCGCCCCAGAACTACTTCTCGCCTCGAAAAATGGTCGTCACCCTACAGAAGTGGCCGACTTACTAGGGGCGAGGTTCGTAGTAAGCTCCGAGATAGACCGAGGAAGGGGTTTAGCGGAGGCATCCATAAAGCAGATGACCGGGGGAGACATAATCAAGGCACGCTATATGAAGCGGGACTTTTTCGAGTTCCTTCCCACGCACAAACTATGGTTAGCGGCTAACCATAAACCCATCATCAAAGGGAACGATGAGGGGATCTGGCGACGGGTGCTCCTTGTACCGTTTGAGGTAAGCATCCCAGAAGATCAGCAGGATAAACAACTCGCCAATAAACTTCTAGCAGAGTTACCGGGCCTACTTAACCGCACTGTAGCGGGCTGTCTGGATTGGCAGCGGAATGGCTTAAACTCCCCCCGAGAAGTTGTGGAGGCAACCCGCGAATATAGAGAACAGCTTGACCAACTCAAACCTTTCTTCGATGATATGTGTGAGTTTGAGAAGGGGGACGCCATTAATCCCAAGGTGCTACATAATGCTTTCATGGACTGGTGCGAAGAGAACCATGAGACCACGATGAAACCCCGTTATTTTGCTATGCTCATGCGGGAACGGGGGTTCAAGCAGGGGAAGCCGACAAAGAAGGGGGCCAAGGTAACCTATCGGCCATGGTTAGGTGTGCGTCTTCGAAGTGTTGAAGACCTGAAAACTGAAACAAAGGTGATTCCATTTGGCGAAAAAAATACCCGCCCTCAATAAGTATCTCTGCCAGACGAAGTTTGAGGTTCCAACAAACACCGTCCCTCATACAACCGCTCCCTTTCGGCACCCAGTTACCTGGATGGCGGTTCGCTGCGAGAGTGAAGTAAAGAAGATTATTCTCTACGAAGATTGCGATCGGGAGATGCTTGAGTTTGCCCAAAAATGGCGAGGAAACAAGTTTACCTGGGCAAAGAAGCTCCGTTCAACTCCCGAGCGTAGAGATATCATCTATGATTGGATGAAAAAGACTCCTGGCATGTTGGAGTGGTTTTTCTCGCCCACGGCCTATCATGCCCCTCGCACTTACCCAGCATTTTTGCGGAAAGCCTTTGGCAAGGTACCCCCTCCTCGCCCTTACGAGTTCGCTTGTATGAAAATCGGGAGGATTGGTACGCGTTATATGCTTTCCAAGGGGGTTTTCTATATTCGTGCGTATTGTTTCGGGTTTTCTTTGCCCCAAATTGCCCGTTTAACCGGGGAACCTTTGGGGTTCATTCAAGAGGAAATGTATAACGATCTGGTGGGCTTATGTGCTGATCCTTGCTTCCAACTTTGGTGTTTGAACATCGACTGGGAAAAAGTTCGTTGGCCAATTAACGTCGATATTGGTATGCTGGAGAAGATTCGAATAATGCACGAATTGGAGAAAGGACCGCAGTTCCTTTATACTTCTCAAATCACTGCTTTGACCTCTTCCGCTAATTTTTGGAGTTTTGTTCGTGAAGGAAAACTTGCCCGTAGAACCGGCCTCCGGTTGCAACTTAATAAAAATTGGTTGGGAACATACGCCCATAGGAAAACACGATGCCACCCCGTAAAGTTTCACGGAAGACGAGCGTATCCCGTAAAGGATCCGGGGAAGGCCCCGAATACCGAAGCTGGCTGACGCTGGTTCCACCTGAACAACGAGAAGCAATTGCTACGCTGGTTAAAAAGCATCAGATTAAGGACTACGATGACCTCGTTGGGTTTACACAGATTATTCTTGCCGAAATGGTGGAGGGCAATATCACTCCCGCCATTGCACGGGAAGCAAGGTTGTGGACGGAATTGATGTTTACTGTTCTCGCAACAAAGAACAGTGCCATGGGAACCCCCGAAGCGGCTTATTCTGACGTAATTACGGCTTTGGTTCAGGTGCGCCGAGAGGCCCCCAAGCTTGAGGCAGCTTACACGGTTGCTCCCGAAGAGGTGATTACTGTTGAACCTCAAAAGTTGACCGTAAACGATGAGTGAAGGGGCAGCAGACGCACTTGCGGCCCTAGCTGATCCTGCGTTGAGTCTGCGTGCCTATGGTAAGGTTCACGATCAGGCTTCCGGCCTAGAAATCTCCTACGATCCCTTCCGAATCACCAATAAGCTCCAGGCTACAGTTGTTTCTTATTTTTCGGAGCCTCCGAAGACGGAGTACGGCCAAACAAAGTGGCTCACGCTCCTTGGGTACCGTCAGGCTGGTAAGTCTCTGGTTGCGGAACTCTGCGCCTATGCCAAAACTGCCTACACTCCTGGCTGGGACCATGTTTGCATTGCTGATAATCGGCAAAGAGCCGAGTATTTGCATAGTCGGGTTCACTTTTGTCACGCTCGTTGGCCCGATTCATTGAGGTCGCCTACCGTACCCAACCGCGAGAGCCGCCAGATGACGTTTGATGGGGGTGCAGGGGGGAAAATGCGTGTTCTTTCGGGCGAATCGGGTGCGGTAGGGATTGGGCAGTCACCCGATAGCTTCCATGCTTCGGAATGCCCCTATTGGGCGAATGCGGCTGAACAATATACGCTCATTTATCCCTCAATGGTCAACCGGGACCATGCTTTGATGGTAAAGGAGTCCACGCCATCACCAATGGATGCCCCTTCTGCAACCTGGTGGCACGATGAGTGTCGGGACGCAAAAAAGAACGTGGGCAGGAGCCTATATGCTTTTTTCCCCTTCTGGGACGGCAAGCTTAACCGTCGAGTTTGGCCGGAAAACGCCGCATTAGACTTGGAAGAGATTCAATTACTGGATAAATATGGGCCTTTGGGGCTGACCAAGGAAAATCTAGCTTTTCGCCGTCTTATGATGGAACTAGACCCCGAAATTCGTAGAAATCCCGATTTGTTTAATGTTTATTACCCTTTTGACGATATCACTTGCTGGTTGGCATCTAGTAACTCTGTTATCCACCATTCTTTGCTCAAGCGGCACCAGCAAGGCAAACTTGTTCCGTGGGCGGGTCCATACCTTGAATATGAACAGCCAGAACCCGAAGCATTGTATGTGATGGGGGTGGACCCGGCAGGGTATGCGGCCCGCGACCACGCGGCTTTCCAGGTGCTAAAGCTTTATGATGGTGAATGGACCCAAGTAGCTTGTTTTGCTGACCATACCGAGCCGATCCCGTTTTCGAAAAAGATTCTGGAGGTTGCCCGCAAATATAATAATGCAACCGTTGCCGTAGAATCGAACGGGGTCGGCGCGGCGGTCTTGGCTCTTTTAGAAGAGTTGGGCTGTAAGAACATGTATTATGAGAAACCTTATAGACCGGGGATAACGGCTACTTCCAAGTCTGTTGACCAGATGCTTTCATGGTTGCAAGAGGCTTTGAAAGAGGAACTTATCCTGTACGATGCTGATACTGTTGACCAATTAACGGGGTACAAGCACGACAAACGCGTAGAACAGAACGCCTCAAGTGAGATTTTGTATGGGAAGGGCGCGGGAAAGCGGCGTAGAAACCGCCATCACTGGGATAAAATTTCCGCTCTACAGATGGCGGTAACTGCTGCACGGCGCGCTCCTTCTCGGAGGCGTGCTGGGGATGAGGACAGTAAACCCAAGAACATTGTTTTATTTCGTGATATGACTTGGAACCAAGTACAAGAGTACCGTGATCAGGTCTCACAGGATAAAGTGACCACTAAACGCAAACGCGCTCGTTATCGGAGGAAAAGGTAATGGCTACAGCCGCAGAAATTCGTAAAAAGGCTGCTCAAGCAGCAATCGAGGCCCACCAGAAAAAGAAAGCTGACCAAAAGAAAGAGATGGGGCTTAAAATTGGTGAGGTTAAGCTGGAGGCAACCCCTCCTGGCAAGAAGAAAAAAGAAGAGTCTGACGAAGACGATGACGAAGAAGAACCGAAACCGAAACTTGGTTCTGGTGAACGTTTCAAGAAGTTAAGTGGGAAGCTCGCTAAAAAAGGCGCGAAAGACTCTGATGCTCTCGCTGCCCATATTGGTCGCAAAAAATACGGTGCCACAAAGATGGCAAAAATGGCCGCAGCAGGACGCAAAAAGGGGTAGGTATGCCTTTACCAGCATTAGCAGCAATCGCAACGAAAGCTCTCCCCAAGTTAGTATCCATGGCGGGGAAGATTGGTGGTAAGGGTGGTGGAAAAGGTGGCGGGTCACAAGCACCTGTAACCTCTGCCCCCATTACTTCCGGGGCGGAAAAGCTTCCTATGCCGGTTTTGAAGGATAGTGGTGCACCAGAACATGTCGAGGAGACTAACCCTGTTGCTCCGACTAAACAGGCTAACCCGACTCCGGGTGAAGAGGCGGGCAAGAAAGATGGATCAAAGCCTTCTCTGGGAGACCGAGCCGGGGGTTTTTTGGAGACTATGGGTACACAGGCCCCCACAATTACGCCCACGGTAATGTCAAAGGAGGCCCCCGCTACCCCAGACGCGGCTAGGTTGACGGATGCTTTCGGTCGATTAGCTCGGGAGAGGCAGGACTTGTCTCGGAGATTAATGGGTGAATAAGAGGTTTTAATGGCTCTAACTACAAAACAGATTACGGGGATCATTCAGACACAAAGGGCGAAATCTCGTCGGGAACGGGGAACCTGGGATAAGTATCGAAGCTGGTATTTGTCCGAGTATTGGAGGTCGTCTGCGGATCTCCCATCGGGAGCGGAACCAACGCTATCCGAGGATGAAGTTAATTTCGAAACGAATTACCCTTACGCGTATATCGACACAATGATTGCTAATATCTGCCCAACAAACCCCCAGGTGTCCGTAATGGCTCGCAGGGAGAAGTTGCGTGAGGTCGCCCAATTTCGTGAGGCGCTGATTAATGATACTCTTCGGAGAAACAAAACCCACACGCTTCTCTGGAAGACCGCTACCAATACCGCAATTTGTGGTCGTGGGTTTTAAAGGCTGTCTGGAACTTTAACCAGGAAACGGTTGACTTTTTGTGATCGATCCTCGGTATGTTCTTTTGATCAGTCCGCCGCAAGATGG